TGGAACGTCGCCTCATAGCCCAACTCATCAATCAGGATGTTCTGGGCAATATCGGAGCTGTTCAGCTCTGCTTTGAATTGAAACGCTCTAGCCTCAAACGTTCCAGAAATGAACTCCTGCCAAGCTCCGTAAGTCGGAGAGCCTGACGGGTCGTCGTTGGTGCTCCTAAAGTACAGCTTAGAGTTGACGGCATCAGCTTCTGTACCGTCAAAATCGTTCCAGGTGTCAACGTTGGCTGTGCGGGAGTCGATTAGGTCATTGGGGAAGAAAGCTCTAGTAACAAATCGGCGCTGAATATCCAGCGAGAATCGTGCGCCCAGATCAAGAGCATTTACGAACTGGTATTCAGCAGAAGACAAAATGTCACCGAGGGTGTCAAACGAGCTGATGTCGTCAAAATCCGTTTGGTCGTCAACGTCTTCGTTACCGTCGATAATCAGCGCGTCTAGGCCCTCGTCATAAAAACAATTGGTTTTAGTCCCTTGGAACGGTGGGCTGTCGAGATCCTCTCTGCGGGTTTGGACCGCAAGCCGCCCCAGAGTGTCTGGGAACTGCATGATGACGCTGGTAGCGTTCACACTCTTGTTACCTAGATCGTCCTCAAACTTGGCAAATATCTCACCAGCGACCAACGGCACAATGGCTTCAGTCGAGTTACCAGCAACAGCAGGAATCAGATCAACAGAGTTGGGCCACGTTGCTGTTCCATCGGTCAGGCTGCTGTGTTTGATATGGACAAGGCCATTCACTTTTACGTCAAGATCAACAGTCTGATCCCAGCGCAGACGAGCGCTGTTGGCGCTGATCGGTTCAATCGACAAATTCTGCACATCTCCAGGTGCTGCCGTTTTACCTACCAGCGTGAATTCCGCCGTTGCAATGGTGCTTTGCTTGCCCAAATAATTGCGGGCCAACACCTGCACATTTAGCGTTCCAGCACTCAGTGCCCGCAGCGTGATCGAGGGACTGCTTGAAGTCAGTGTTGTGAAGTTGTCGTTATCCAGCTTGTACTTGACCAAGAAGTCATTGGTGTTGAGGCGGTCATGGCTCCAGCTGAAATCAAAGCCAGTGTGCACTGTCTGGCCCTCTTGATATAAGAATTCAGAGCCTGTCAGGTTTTCTGGCGCGGCAGGTGTTGTAGACAGATTTGTGATATCTCGCGTGGTTAACGCGACATCCTGCTCAATGGCGGCATAGATCGACTCGTTGTAGGCAATGGCACTGACGCCGTAGACGCCATCGCCTGTTTCGCCCACCGACAGCACCCGGAATTTCTGCACCTGGATATCGGTGGTGTCGATCAAATAAACGGCTGCTGCATTCGGCGCTTCACTGAAGGCTTCGTCAACAGTGATGTCTGCTCCAGAAATGTCGGAAATGTTCTTAGTCTCAACCAAGCCTGTAGGCAGCAAGACTGAAAGTGTTGGTGTAGCTGCAAGATTTACCGACAGGTCAGTGTCGCTATCAATCGTGACAACCGTTGTCGTTGCTGAACTAACACGTCCGCTCCTCCGAGTGCCACCTCGCAACGGGTCAGCAACATCAACGACCATACCAGGACGCAGAATGATCCCAGAATCGATAGCTACTGCAAATTCGCAGGTCTCAGTCAGATTCTGCTCAGATAGCAGCGTCCATTTGCCGATTCGATGCGCTTGTCCTTGGCTGTAACAGCCGATGGCCTTGATATCTTTTTTGATGATGCCATACTTGGCGACAGCATCGTGATCTTCTACATACTCGTACTCAGTATCGCCACGGGTGTCATACGACTGCCAAGCTACAACAGCAACAGTATGGCGCGATTTCTGGGAGGATCCCGAGTATGAGAATATCCCATCGACTACATTGGACGGCCCCAATAGGTATTGGGCATCAGTTGGCTTGTCCTGCAGCAGCACCAACGACCCAGAGCCATAATACGCAATTCCCCGGAATACGGCGGTCAGCTGCTGAATGACGTTGTAGACCTCATCGCGGTTGTTGATCAAAAGATTGAGGCTGAACCTAGGCTCTTGGCCGCCCTTGCCGTCATCGACAAGCGCATTGCAGTATTGACTGATCGCAAAGAAGTCGTAGCGGTCGAGCGTATCCGCTGGAATGCCAGCTCCATACCGAGTGCTGGTTAACAGGTCATAAAGGCACCAAGCTGGATCATTGGTCCAGACTGGGCCGCCTGGTGCTCCTGAATCGGTACTGAGCTGACCGTTCCAAATCCCGCTATATGTAATTCTTCCGGGCATTCCATTTGAAATGTTTTCAGTAGCGCCAGTTGATACAACTAGCCTTGTTGTTGCACTTGTATCTATTTTTGCATTAGTCGGCACACCGACCTTGATGCCCCGAATGAGATATTTCCGCGACGGAATACTGTTGAACTGCCGTGAATCGAACCGCAACCCCACCAGTGCTGAGTTTGGATAGCGGAACTTCTCGTCGATGATCTCGGTGTAGGCAGCAAAGAACGTTTGGCTAGATCGGCGTGTGCTTGATTCATCGGCGCTAACGCGCACCATCCGGACGTCCACCGGAAAAGCTCCAGTGAGAGTCACCATGTAGTCACGTTGGTATCTTGCACTGCTCTTACCCTTAATAGTGTCTGATATGACGTCGTTGAAACCGCCGCCGTTGTATTGGATCTGGATCTTGATGCTGACTTCGTGGCCTCTGATGTCGCCGTCGTCCTCAATCAGCCGCAGTGATGGAATGGTCAGAGTGACTCGCACTCGATCAACATCTGTATCTGTGATCGACCTGGTGATGGGGCTGCCGTTGGTGACTTCAGCATTGACTGCCTGCTCGGACTGAGATGAACCGAAATCACCAGGTATGTGCGTCTGTGTCTGCGTGCCAGTGCGTGTAACAACGCTGAAATCCGAGAAGTTCTCGGTGCCGTCAGCATTCTGTACCGGCGTGTCCTGCAGGAAGACACTCTTGTTGCCATCCTCCAGGCCTTGGATCTCGCCTTCACTGATTAAGTCAAGAACAGTGCCAAATTGAACCGACTGCAGCGTGTCGTCAGCTTCTGTTGGGGTATGCGAGCCACCACCACTTTTACGGCCACCGCCGCCAGCACCGGCAATCCGGTCACCCAGTCCAGCGTTATGAACGCGGATGTTGTTGGCAATGAAAGTATGGCGCTGTTCCACCGTCAGGTTGTAGACGGTAAATATTCCGAGTTCCTCCCGACTCACTAATGGCCGAAGGTGGCCCATGACATCGATCAGGCAGTCATCAAATCCAAGACTCCCAATGGCAACAAAAGCGTTGTACTGATTCAAAACCCAGTGGTTGGGTGTAGCGTCTAAATACTCTCCGCCCCAGAGGCCATACCGGTAGACCTGCTCGTGTTCGTGCGTGTGAATTTTTAGCACCTTGTCGACATGGGTATTGCCCTTGTCGTCAAAGCTGATGACTTCACTGCCTACCTTTAGCTCGTCAATACGTACCTGACCATCAGGCGTCGACACGAGCGTGTCGCCTTTGAAGCAGGGACCGCCACCGCCAGACCCCAGAATATATTTTGCTTGAGTCATGTTCTCAGCTGATCAACATCAAGGCCGCTAGAAAGAACCGCTGACCCGACAAATACTCGTCCATATGCTATCGGGACCGGCAGGCCCTGCCTGGACGTGTTAACGACATTAGAGAATGAGAATGACTCAAGTTCAACCGATTCATCCAGCGTGCTGTCAAGACCAGGCTGTGGTGAAATGGCCTGGCCAATACCTTGAATCAGCAGGCTGCCGCCAAAGAGGCCCACGCCAAGCATGCTTTTGAGCCCAAAGGTGGCTGCTGGCACGGCGATCGATACTGCAACTAGCGCCACCCCAAGCAGAATCTGCCCAAAGCCTCGACCAGCACCGGCGATGACTGGCGTGATGCTGAATACCTCGCGCTCGCTGAATGGCATCGTCAGCGGGCTCATGTCGTCTTCCGTAGCTTTTGTCTTACTCACCGCGACGCGATAGCCCACGCCATCCTTCTCACTATCGATCAGCCATTTGTCTAGACCAGGGAAGTTGACGCACAGTGCCTTTATAGCCTGGGCGGGTGTCGCTACATCAAATTCAAACCGGCATCGTCCAAGCCGTTTACGTAATGCGCCATAGACCTTAACGACTTTCATGCCTCAAGGCGCAAGCAGTGCTTTTGCCATAGTAACTGGTCCCGAGGGTGTAGACATCGCGACTCGACAGCCTGCCTTGCACATGATGCAGAATCTGAGAATCACCCAGATAGATCGCCGCATGATTAGGTACCGGCGAGACCAGATGCATCAGCAATGCATCGCCGCGTTGCAGTTCCTCCACTGGAATGCGGTGGAAGCCTTCTTTCTGGAAGTTCTCAAGATATAGATTCTCTCCATGATCCCACCACTGGTCCCGGCGGTCGTAATCGCGCAGCTCTAGCCCCCACTCTCTGTGATACCAATCACGGCACAGACTGTAGCAGTCCACAATGCCGTGGACGAATTCACGTCCTACATATGGCAGCTCAAAACCGTCCGGCTCGCAGTAGCCCCAGCCTTCAGTATTGGGATTGACGATGAACCACGGTAGACCCGATTTCTCGCATGCAACGCGGTCAGCAGGAGACGGGGCCGGGTTCGTCTTGGGGTGACTATGCACCACGGCGACCACCTCGCCCTTATCCTCTACCTCACCCCAACCATCTAAGACAAAATGCTCATCAGGCGTCTCCGCAATGTTGCGACATGGGAAGTAGCGCCGGCGTCCTTTGACAACAGCAATCAGCCCGCAGCTTTCACGCGGGAATTCGTCCTTCGCTTGCTGTAGAATCTCAGCCTGAATTGTCGGTGTTAGCTTCATCACTTGGTCAGGCCAGCTCCAGGGAACGACCCGAATGGCAGCTCAGCGGTGTTGCCAAATCGCAGCTTGCAGCTAGCAACTCGCTTGCCGCAGACATCTTCAGCTTCGGTGCTGACCTCATTGCCGTTTACGTCGTAGTAATCGGTGCCGGTGTAGCTGCATTCGTCGCTGCGGTACTTCCACTGGCAAACATTGGCGATCACCTGGCGCTTGGGCAGCTTTTGGCCCGCCAGATCAAATTTGCTGGCTAGCTCAAACGTCACACTGTCCCGTGATTCACTTGCCTTTCGATCGACGTACCACCGCTCATCGGGGAATTTGGCATTAGGGTCAGCGGTTGACTCGCCATCTAAGAATTTCTTTAAGGTGCGGATGCGACGCACTTCAGCACCGCCAAGATCATTGCCCGCAGTGGTTGCATTGACAAGCAACAGCAATGTGGTCATCGTGCCATCGATATTGCTAATCGACAGCGTGGGACGAGGCAGAGTGCCAGTGTTCGTGAATTCGAACCCGTCTGCTTTGACCGGAATCCGTGTGTAGGTATTTCCGTTAAAGACGACGTTACCATCTATATCTGCATTTGCACCGGCGTGGAATCGGTAGACATCGGTGCTGCCGTGCAACGTATTGTCCAGATGCACCTCAAAGAGCTCGACAATCGCACTGGGGCTGAGCTTCGACAGCTCTTCATACGCAGAAGCAATCGCTATCCAGACACAAGTGTTATCGGTAACCGTGCTGCCAATATCTGTCGGCCAGCTAGGCTCAGACGACCCTGATGTGCCAGCCGTTGTGCATTTGAAGAACAGGCCAGATGCCTGCTCAGTTGTGGCGCGTCGGATTTGGCCAACAGAAAACGACGTGCTGGCTGCCCAAGCTGCTACTGCCATTACGGTTCAAAGACTTGACGGAACGTTGCGTTAATCGTGGCGCGGTTGAGATATGGGATCGATTTGCTCCACTGCTCACACACAAACTTAGACGCGCTGCCCTCACCCGGTGGCGTGAAGTCAAAGTTAGCATTGTCTGCCGCCCGCGCATCCAAAAACGTCTCGATCGTGTCAGCGTCAGTCTCAGAGACTTCAAAAGTCAGACTGTACACCTTCGGATTCTGATTGATGCCGTATGTCAGCCTGGCTTCGTAGCCATCGCCGAACTGCACTTTGCGCACCACTGGGGCACTGTTCTTCTGCAGCCCGTAGGTTGGCGTGATAGATGGGAATGTGGCCATTAGGTTGCGAGAAGACCGCCAGGACGCTTCTGCTTGACCAGCTCTTGCTGTACGGCAATGCCAATCGCCCTGCCAAGCTGCGATGCCTGATCAGCGTCGCCCTCAACAGATGATCCAGAAGCATCTACATTTACTGTCACGTTAGCCCCACCCATCTCATGATTGGGAGTGATGTTCCCAGACATCCCAGGGGTAAATAGCTCAGGACCTCTCTCTCCTACGATGTAAGACTTGCCGCCCCTGACCGGCCCACCATTTGCAGCAAACCCAGCAAATTGCCCCTGAAATCCCGTAGGCGTCACAATCGCTCCCTCAGTCATTGGTGGTGCGGATCCAGGGAGTGTTCCACCACCACCACCACCGAATATGGAGAATCCTTTCAAGGCGTTCAATAACTGCTGCTGCAGGATCAATCGGGCCATCTGCCTGAGGACACCAGCGAGGCCCTTTGTCAGGGATTTGGTGCCTTCTACGGCATCCAGAATCGAATCAACGATGCCGGTGCGGAATGTCTCGTCTAGCTCCTCGTACATCCTGTTTTGTTCCGCGATAGCTTTTCTCAGCTCGTCTTGGGCTTTCATGCGTGCTTCATAGTCCCTGGCGGCTTGGTCTGCAATCTCTTGATCGAGTTGCTTAATGTCTTGCCTGAATTGGAAATGAGCCTGATTGAGGGCATCTCGCCTCTCAAGAGGCAGCATTTCGCTCTCAGCGATCTCTTGCTTCCTGATCATTAAGTTGAGAGTCGCCGCTATGCGTTTCTGCTCGCCTTCCTGAGCAGCTCTCAACTGATTGTTGAGCTGGAGCATCCGCTCTGATATATCCTTTCGCTTACCGTCAAGATCTAGCAGGTTATTGCCACCGCCATTGTCGTCATCATCCTCTTCACCTATCTTTTTGAGCCTGCCTTGCAGCTGTGCAATGCGGTCATCCGCATCTGCGACAATACGCTTCATGCGCTTGATGAACGGCGATGTCTTGCCCATGCGCCCGCCATCTGGTGCGTCATCAATCCTTTGCTGCGCTTGCGCTCTTCTGAGCTTTTCAGTGGCTACTGCCGCTTTGACTGCCTCTTCGGCACCAGTCTTCACTAACTCATTAAATTTCTTCTGACGTTCATTAGCTTTAAACAACGCCACTCCTAGGGCAGTGATGCCGGCAGCAACGGCCACATATGGCAAAGCCAATAAAGCCAGCTTTAGAGCACCCAGTGCCACGGTCGATGCGGTGATCTTGACATTTGCGGCGGTCACGGCACTTGCCAATGCCGTCTTGCCAGCTGCTGCTGCCATGGCCTTCTCACCCATGACCGCCAACCCGGTCACGGCAGACTTCAACGCCGCACCACCAGAGAGCGCAGCCAATGCACCGCTGACTGTTGTGATCGCTGGGCCCAGTATCGCAGCAGCCCCGGCTAGTCCAATGACTGCAATCGTGCCGGTCTGAATTGGCTCGGGTAGCTTGCCAAAGACTTTGATAAGTTCTGTGGCTCCGTCGATCAATGGTGTGACTGCTGGGAGCAACTTATCGCCAATCGCGATACTTAGCTCATCAGAAGCATTCTGGAAGTTTTTAAAGCGTTGTACGTCTGAATCTTTGATGATGGCAGCAATCTTGCCTGCACCTTCCTTCTCAACCCGCTTCAGAGCTCTGATCAGGATATCGGTAGTTAGCTTGCCATCTGAGGCAAATTCCTTGAGGTCACCGACTGCTACACCAGTCTCCAGTGACACTGCCCCAAGCAGGCCAGGAATCTGCTCGGCGATGCTGCGGAACTCATCGCCTTGCAGGCGACCTGATCCCAACGCTTGGGCTAACTGAGTGAATGCCGCGCTAGCACCAGCCGCACTCACGCCACTCAGCCTGGCAACTGTATTGAATCCGATAAACGATGATTCGATATCGGCCAGCCCGATACCAAGCGGTCGTAATCTTGTAAAGATATCAGCAACGCCTTCTGCTGCTTCACGATTGCTAAGACCGAATGTCTTAGCGGCCCGACTCACCAGCTTTTGCGCCTTCTCATACTCGCCATACTCACTGGTGACTAGCTTGAGCCGTGTCTGCAGATCTCTGAATGATGCTGCCGCTTGGATGGCTGATTTTGCGATCAGTCCCACTCCCAGACCTGCAGCGGCAGAACGCAACCTGCTGAAAGTGCCAGCAGTCGTCCCGGCCACACCGTTGAGCCGGTTGAGCTGGGCCACTGCGTTATTCGCATTGACCCTAATCTCAACGTTCGAGACTGCCACGGCGGCCCAATCAGTACGTCAAGTCTAATGGCGTCTGAGCTTGGCACGCTCTGCGGCACGCTCGTCCTCTTCAGCTTTTACTGAGAAGTATGCGGCAAAGTGTATGAGCTCCGCATCCGTAAGTTCTGTACGGAGCCTACTGACTGTCATCCCTAACTCGCAGGCCAGAAAGAATTCGAATTTAGTCCAGCTGTCCTGCCTTAGCCGTTTTTTGCGTCATCCAGATCAACATTGTTATCGGCGATGCCGAATAAGAACAGCTCCAACTCATTCAGCACATTCTCGGGTAGGCTGCGGTGTAGCTTGGCTGCATCTGCGGCTGCAAAGGCCTTGGTGCCATCTTCCAGCTCAGCCATTTGACATAACATTTGAGTGCTGATATCTAACGCCTCAGCCGAGCCCGCCAGATCTTGCGCTTTCTTACGGTCAGCCCGCGTAATTGGCTTGAAGTACAGATCCGCGATCTTTGTGCCTTCAGCATTCTTCAGCACGAATTTCCGGCGCTGGTTGAGATCAAACGCCTCAACCAGCTGATCGACTAATCGCTTTGATCCAGACATTAAGTGACGGAATTACCCGTGCAGATTATAGCTGCCGCTATCACTCAAGGTTGCCGGTAATTGTACCGCTAGTGATGAAGTTGCAGGACACGATGTTGATCTCACCGACAGTCGATGTGATTTCCATGTCAGTGATGATGCCAGCAAAGCTCACACTATCAGTGCCGGAGGTGGTGCCGGTGGTGAATAGTTCAAACGTGGCGTCTGCAGGGTCAGCGGTGGTCAACACATCCTCCAAGAATGCAGCCTGCCCGGTGGCGTCAGGATCATAGACCAGTTCTACTGTGCCAGAGCCGCTGATAAGACTGCCGACGAAGCTACGGAAAGTGTCGCCGTGCTTGGTGGTTTCAAGCGTTTCTTTGGTGGTTGAAAGGCTCCAGCTGCGGGTGCCAACGATAGTGGCGTTACTTGAGCCAGCGGCGTCAAATTGGACTGCGCCTTGTTCTCCGCGAAGG